TTATTAGCAGTTCCGTTGTCGTAGGTGTTTGCTGGAAACAAAGCACTTCCTGCTACAGTAACACCAGGAGCCTTTTGACCTGCGCTTGCCCTATAAAATAAACCATAAGTACCAACAGCACCATAAGCTGTACTAGCGGCGATGCCTGTAAGAGCAGAGCCATCTAAAGCGGGCAAAGCACCTGTGAGCTGTGAAGCATCTATGGTTTTGTTAGTTAGTGTTTGAGTTCCATCGGGTGTAACTACGCCTGTTGGTGTTACAATGTCTGATAAATTAGCCATATTATTATATCCTTCTAACTGTTACGCTGTGGTCAGTGTCAGTACCCGTCGCTTGAACGTTAGTGTAACGAACCGTGAAACCGCTTACTGTTTTTGAATTAGTGTACAAAGAGAAGTTGTTTCTGTTATCGTTTCCTAACTCTTCCTGTATGTATATCTCGACAACGTAGTCTTCGTCAGCTTGCTGTGTACTAAAAACGTAAGTTGTGTTTCCTTGGGCTGAACGAGTAATCGAACTAAATCCGTTGTTAGCAACTGTTGATAAAGTTGTTCCAGAGTATCTAACGAAAGCCTCCGCGATGGTGGTTGGCAGACCTGTAAGAGCAGAACCATCAATAGCAGGTAAAGCGCCAGTTAGTTGTGAAGCATTTATGGTTTTGTTTGTCAGTGTTTGAGTACCTGTTTCAGTGACTACTAAGCCACCATTTGCACCCATCTGTGTAAATACTTGCCAGTCGTTGAAGGAATAGACGAAGGTTACACTAATTTTGCCAATGTCTAAAATCAAGTTTTCGGCGTTTCCATTAATAGTAGAGCCGTTTCTTGCCACAGTTAAATTGTTTACTGACCAATCTCCAGCGTCAGAAACAATCACCACATCGCCGCCAGAAGGAGAAGCTGGTAGGGTAAGTGTCCAAGTGTTAGAAGTAGTATCGGCAAGGATACCCTCTCCTGCCACAGCAGTGTAGTTACTAGAATGTTCTGTGTAAACAACCCCACCACCACTAGAGAACTCCTCAAATGCAGTGTTGCTAGAGTTTCGTATCATCAAGAGGTTGGTGCTTGTATCATACCACCACTGATGCGCGAATGTTGTTGCTGGGGCTGTACCCCCTGAGTTATTAGAAGCTAAGGCTTGAAAAGCTGAGTTCATGTCAGCTCTCATTGAAGGAAAGCCTTGGTTAGCTAGGGTAAAGTCGTTCTGAGACATTATGTTTCCTTTCCGAAACCACGAGCTACGTAGTCTAGTTCGGTTTGTATCGTTAGTTGAGTGTTAGATGAATCAAATGCTGTTATAGTAAAACCAGTGTTACTTTTATTTGTAACTTGCGTGTAATCACCTGAAGATAAATTTGCAACAGTGGTACTGATTGAGGGGGTACTTGTTGTATGAAAAGCAGACCCGAATAACACATTAGATGTACCAGTGAAAGCTATATCCTCAGAGGATTGTATAACGTTTGGTATATCAACCTTAACTTCTACCCTTGTTAACTTTGGCGCAACGTCAAGATTGTTAGTGGTTAGAACTACCCTAAATTTATAACCCCTAGCTAAGTATGAACCAGCAGATAAGTTATTGAAACCACTGAACGTAGCGGTAGGAGACAGAGGGTCATCTGTTGTAATAGCTACCTGTATGACT